AACGACGACGCTTGTCAGCCCCAGAGATGGTTGCCGCAGCCCAATACCGACTTGGTTCAGCCGTCTATCGTTCCAAGCGAAACCAGTTAGGTGACAGAATCAGCACAGAACAACGTGACTGGCTTGGTCAATGGCGCAAGTACCTCAACACCCAATACCCAGGTTTCCCTGTCAAGGCAGATTTCAACCCAGGACAATTCGAATCCTTCGTCAGCGAACTCAAGTTTGCTGTACAGGATGAGCGTCTCGCTGATAACGATGTTGCACAAGCGGTCAAGGAGTACATTGCTGCACGAGATAAAGCCCTAGCGCAAGCAGGTGCGGTCAACCTAAAGAGCCTTGATTCTACGAGAGCCGAACCGTTGCGTGACTGGTTGAGTAGTATTGCACAAGTGCTTATCCAGAGAACACCAGAATTCGCCCGTATTTTTGAAGATAAACTTGCAGCAGAGGTAGATTAATGAGTTTTGACGAGACACAAACGCAGCCAGTTGCCGACGCCCCAGGTCTTTCCGCAGGCACATCAGGCTTAGACCCAAAACAAAAACTACAAGTACGTCAGGTTAAAGGCGCAACCCTTGCAGGGTTTACCCCAGGTGAAGGCGACGTCGTAAGCACCACCCCAGTTTCCCCTACCGAAACCACCTCTGCTCGTGCACGTGAAATCGCTGGACCAACCTCATTTGGTTATGTCGGTCAAAACCTTGTTGACTCAAGAGGCATCATTACCCGTGGACAGTATGACCCATCTAAAGAGGCTTACGCCGAACTAGCAAAAATGGACTTGGTAGAACGCCAAGCATTTCTTAACTCGCTTGCTGCCCGCGGACTATACGGTTCAGGACGACCATCACCAACAGGGTTTGATAGTAAAGACTTTTCCGCGATGGGAGACTTCTTGCGTTATGCCAACTCGCAAGGCGTTACTTCCGATGTTGCATACAGCCAGTTTCTTACCACCTTCAAGGGTGGTGGTGGTGGCAAAGCAATCAGAACCACACCCAAACAAGACACTCGCGCGATATTCAGAACTGTCAGTAGCACAATACTTGGACGCCAACTTCCACCAGAAGTAATTGAAAAGTTTGTAAAAGCCTTTGAAGGTCAGGAAATTACTGAAGCAAGAGGCGGTCCGAAAGCACCATCTATTGCCAATGCGGCAGAAGCACAAATTGAACAGCAGTATGGTGCTGAGGCTGCGTCCGTTGGCATGTTGTCGTTGTTCGATATTCTTGATAAATCAATTAAAGGACTTGCATAATGTCTAACGACACAAACGACCAAGGTTCTAGCGGCGTATCTTCCAAGGGTAGAGAAATACCTTTTTGGTTACAGAATCTTAAACTCCCAGCACCAACTAAAAAGTATTTGACAGAACAGTGGCTTGCAGGAAATTTTACAGTTGTAGATGGACCCCAGGACTGGGGCATAATCACAGACATTTATGACTTCCTGAAGTTTGTTGTTTTCAAGAAACGTGAAAACAATCTTTACCCACAGTTGTCGCTTACGGAAATTGAGCAAGCACAAGAAAACGCATCAACCGACAAAAGCGTTCTTGAGCAAGCAATTGTTAATTCTCCAGATGGTGAAACAGTAAAGTTCAAGGGCAAAACTTATACCTACGATGAGGCTATTTCCTATGTAGGTCGATTGTCAAACATCGCTTCAGATTTTGGCGACGCTTATAATGCTCGCAAACCTAAACCAACTGGCGAAATATCGAACAACACGTTGATGATGCAAAATACTTTGCAGCAGGATTTGCAAACTGCAAAGCGTCTTGCTGAAGAAGCATGGTCAACTCTTACCCAAGAACTTACCGTAAGCCCAACAACCTCTAAGCCTTTCAAACGGTCATATCAGGCTGCTTTGAGCAATCTTGCTCGTGCTGAAGATGCAGCAATTAAGGGCGGAGTAAAGATTCCTAAGACTGTTGTTTATACAGACACAGGTATGACTCGTGATGTCACAGCCAAGGCTGTTACCACCGCGCCAGCAACTGCACGAACCGCAGGCGACAGGGTTGCCCCTGACCGCTTGGACCGTACAACCGCAACTAGTGGTGCAACCATAAGTCCAAGGACCGCAGATACCGCAGAACGTGCCGCGCAAGCAGCAACCGCTAAACGTCTTGCTGCTGATGAAACCCTTGCTGTAAAAAGCACAAGGGAAGTTGTTAAGAACGGCGTTACCGTAGTCCAGACAACCTATGTCGACGGTAGTGTCACAGAAACTGCAAAGGTAGTTTCAACTGGAGGTGGCGGAGGTGGCGGTCCTGCAGTAGTTAAAACCACCCCAGAGCAAGATGCCAGAAAAGCATTTGTTGACGCCGAATTACTTAAACGCAAACTCGAAGACACTCCAGCAAACAGGGCGGTGTTGCGCAAAGAATATATTGCAACCCCAGCCGCGCTATCAACCGATTGGGAAACATCATTCCGTTCTACATTCCCAGCAAAAGCATGGTTGCTAGACCAAGACCGCACCAAATACCCACAACTATTTGCCTTGCTTCAAAAGGCTCACGACGAGAAATACTATTTATCAACTGAGGGTCAGGCACGATTTGCTGCTGAACTCCAGGGTGTTGACTTCTACAACGAACTAGCCGCATCAGGCAAAGTAAAAGAAATTAAAAAGATTGTTGGCGACCTTGGTTTTGATAGCACAGACTTCTCCAAGTTTGTTACCGACTCCATCAACTTTGGTTGGACAGGCGAAACCCTTAAGGCTGAAACCTATAAGGAAGTATTCCGCAAAAACCCTGACGGAACCTATGCCAACCCAACATCAATTAAGCGTGCTACCGCAGGAAACGACTATTTGAATGTGCAATTGATTGCTAAAAACTTCTTTAATAGCGCACCACAATCCAGCATTGAAAGCGTACTCACAGGTGGAATCACGACCCAAGACTTCCAACGCCAGCAACGTGAAATTGCTAAGAAGCGTTATGGGCATCTCGCCGACCTTATCGACCAAGGTGTAACCCTTGAAGACTTGGCAGGTAACTACAAGCAGACAGCAGCCAAACTGTTGGAAGTAGACCCAAACACTATTGACATGTCACAGGGCGACTATGAGGTTGCGTTGTCATTTGGCGAAGAAGGCAAGAAGCGTGCCATGACCACGGGTGAGTGGGAAAAACTATTGCGTACTGATGCCCGTTATGGTTGGGAGAAGACAGAGAACGCTAAGACCGAGGCACGTAGTCTCGCAAACAATCTTGCACAGGCATTCGGAAGGATTATCTAATGGCTTTGACTAAACAAGAACGCCAAGAACTATTCGTTCAGCAACGCACCGCTGAACTTACTGCGGCTGGGAAGGCTGTTGATACTGCTGCTTTGACTGCACGTTTCAATGAACTTGCTGCCACCCCTGAAGGTCGAAAGCAAATCACCTCAAAGGTTCAACTTGCTAATGCGCCTGCAGCGCCTGCCCTCGATAGGCAGCCACCTGAGTTGGGTCGCGGAGTAGAGATTGTTGTTCCTGTAGAAGATATTGCAAGTACAGAAGATGGCGTGACCTCGGAAGATGTGAAGCAAATCATTCGTGACTTCAACCGTGAACAGAATCAGCAAGACACCGAAACAGCGTCCAGTATTCTTGCAGCAACCCTAAAGTATTACGGTATGGATGAACCAGCCCTACTCCAAGACGTAAAGACCGCACTCGCAGACCGACGCATCACAGGAGCATCCACCATCGACGACATCGGAATCCAACTCCGTGAATCAGAAGCATTCAGACGACGCTTTGGTGCAAACGAAGCACGCCGTGCAGCAAACAAACCAGCCTACTCAGTATCCCAATACCTCCAGTTAGAGTCCTCATACCGTCAAGTATTGAACGCTGCTGGCATGCCAAAAGACTTTTACACAGACCGAACAGACATCGAATCGTTCATCACAAACGACATCTCCCCAGACGAAGTCCAATTCCGCGTACAGCAAGGCTATGCCGCAGTCAAGAACGCCGACCCAGCAGTAGTCAACGAACTCAAAACCCTATACGGGCTAGACGAAGGCACACTTGCCGCCTACTTCATTGACCCAAACAAAACCAAAGACGCAGTAGTACGCTCCGCACGTGCCGCAGAAGTAGCCGCACAAGCCCGCAAACAGGCAGACATCGGACTTACTGCAGCCCAAGCAGAACAACTCGTACTAGGTGGCGTAACCGAACAACAAGCACAACAAGCATTCTCCGATGTGCGTTCCCTGCAAGAACTTACCCGCCCAACCGCAGGCGAACAAGCACTTACCCAAGAAGAACTTATCCAAGGTGTAACAGGAGTGAACGCTGCCGCACAGCAACGTGTCGCCAAAACAGCACGTCGACGTCGAGCCACACTCGAAGCAGGTGGACAAGTAGGACTCGGCACCGTCGGCGAGTAGCCTGATTGCATTCTGTCTTACAACAGGATAATGTAACAAACGATACTTTGAACAGTAGGAACCTGTGCGGGCGCCCCCCGACCTGCACGGCGCATACGGGGTGTACCAATCAACTAAGCAGCCATCACTTCCCTCCGATGTGATGTGGGCAAAAGGAGCGTGCCATAATGTCACAGTTTGACAACTACGACGAAGACCAACTGGAAGAAACCGAAACTCGCAATCCGTTGCGGGCAAGGATGAAGCAACTGGAAAAGGAAAACGCAGAAGCCAAAAAACTTCTTGCGGAAGCCGAATCCGAAAGACGAGAACTAGCCTTCGTGAAGGCGGGTATTGACCCAACCTCACCAATGGCAAAGTACTTTGTCAAAGGATACGACGGCGAACTAAACCCAGAAGCAATCCGTGAGGCTGCAGTCGAGGCGCAATTGATTAGTCCACCCGTAGCACCATCCCAAACCGATGAGGCAAAGGCTTGGAACCGAACCGCAAAAATAGCGGCAGGTTCACAAACCGCACAGCCTCCAGTCGATTGGGCGCGACGTTTGGAAGAAGCAGAGTCGCCACGAGAAGTTGAAAAAATTTTGGCAGAGGCACGAGCAGCAACAGAAAACTCATAAACCTCTAAACCAAAGGAAAAATTAAAATGGCAGGCGAAACCCAACTCTCGTCACTGTCCGTAGACCAGGTAGCATTTGACCGTCTCGCGTATTTCGCGTTGCGTTCAGAACTCTTGTTCGACCAGGCAGCAGACGTACAACCAGTACAGCAGGCAATGCCAGGTACAGGCGTAACATTCACCATCTTCAGCGACATTGCAGCAGCAACGTCAACGTTGAACGAAGTTACCGACGTAACCCCAACAGCATTGTCCGACAGCCAAGTAACCGTAACTCTTAACGAATACGGTAACGCAGTAGTAACCACCGCCAAGTTGCGTGGAACAGCGTTCTTGGATGTTGACTCAGCAGCAGCAAACATCATCGGATACAACGCAGGCGATTCAATCGACCAGGTTGTCCGTGAAGTTCTTGCTGGCGGAACCAACGTTGTTTACGCAACGGGTGGAACCACCACACCAACCAGCCGTGAATCGGTATCGACAGATGACATTTTGTCCGCTGACGATGTTCGCAAGGTAACTGCACAACTTCGTGCAGCAAACGTTGCAACGTTCGATGGTTCATACCTCGGTTACATTCACCCAGACGTTTCGTACGACTTCCGTTCGGCAACTGACGCAGCAGCATGGCGCACCCCTGCTAACTACGTCAACCCAGAGGGAATCTACAACGGCGAAATCGGCAAGTTCGAGTCCGTCCGTTTCATCGAAACCCCACGTGCCAAGAAGTTCGAGAACGCTTCGAACGGTACCAGTTCAACTGGAACAATCGACGTATACGCTACGCACATCATGGGTCGTCAGGCTCTTGCAAAGGCGTACAGCGTACAAGACGGAAACGGTGCAGTACCGAAGATTGTCCGTGGCAACGTAACCGACATCCTGATGCGCTTGCAGCCATTGGGTTGGTACTGGTTGGGTGGCTATGGTCGCTTCCGCGAAGCATCGCTACGCCGCATTGAGTCAGCATCAAGCATTGGTGCTAACTAATAACTAACCATAGTTAAAGCAAAAGCCCCTCATTTCCCCTAATACGGGAGGTGGGGGGCTTTCGTTTTGCTATAGTCATATGATACGAAAGGTTTACAATGTCAATTTCTAACTATGCAGAACTAGCGTTACTCAACACGCTTCGCAATACCTCTTTTGCTGTTACCGCTGTTTACCTGAAGTTGCATACGGGCGACCCTGGTGAGGCTGGTACGTCTAATGCCGCTACGGAAACCACCCGTAAGGCTGTGACGTTTGCTGCTGCTTCGTCTGGGTCGATGACTTCTTCTGCGACTGTTGAGTGGACGAACGTTTCGACTACTGAGACTTATAGCCATTGGTCGTTGTGGGATGATGTGTCTGCTGGTAACTGTTTGTGGTCTGGTGGTTTGGCTACTACTGCTGCTGTTACTGCTGGTGACACGTTTCAGATTACGTCACTTACGTTGACGCTGGACTAGGAAGGTAGCCCCTAGTGGCAACAGGCTTTCCTACCTCGTTAGATGCGCTAACTAATCCGACTAGTACGGATGCGTTAACGAGTCCTTCTCATGCTGACCAGCACGCTGATGCTAACGATGCTATTGAGGCGTTGCAGGCTAAAGTTGGGGTGAATGGTTCGGCGGTGGTTGCATCGTTGGATTATAAGGTTTCTAACCCTACGAGTAGTGCCGCTTTAGGTGCGATTCTTATTATGGATATTGGAGTTTAGTTATGGCTGTTGGTGACAGAAACGAATCGCGTCTTGGTGGACCTACACAGTTGGGTACTTCGACTACGACTCTTTGTACGGCTGCTACTGGTTATAGCGAGGTTATCAAGCAGGTCATTATTTGTAACACGGACACTGTTGACCGTACTGTGACACTTGCGATTGGTTCTGCTGCGACTGCGGCTAATCGTTTGTTTTCTGCGTTGCCGATTGGTGCGAATGATGTGATGGTTTGGGACACAGCGTTGGTGTTGGCTGCTGGTGAAACGTTGCAGGGTTTGTCTGATACTGCTAGCAAGGTGACTGTTACGGTTGTGGGTTGGGAGAAGCAGACAGCGTAATGGGATTGGATAACGGTTACGGTCTGGGTATTGGTTCGTTGAAGCCTGGGGTGTGTACTAGTTCTACGCGCCCTGCCAGCCCGTTTGAAGGTCAGATGGTTTACGAAAC